GTAAAACTGGTCTTGGAGTTAAGACAGGATTGGCGGGTCTTGATAAAATATTAAATAGAGATAATTCTGAACTGGTAAAAAAGTTTAAAAGATAGGGAGTAATAAATGGCTTATATTCTTGATAAAAAAGTAGTAAAAGATACTGAAGAGTTTAACGACTTTGCATATGGTATTACTTTACCTGTACAACGAGGTGAAACAGGAATGTTTAGACAAGCATTTTCATCCTTTGAACAAGCAAAAGCAAATTTAAAGAATTTGTTATTAACTTCAAAGGGAGAAAGAATATTACAACCAAATTTTGGTACTGGTTTAAAATCATTATTATTTGAACAGAATACTGATTTATTGGCTGAAAACATAGAAAACGTAATTACAAGTAGTGTTAAGTTTTGGTTACCATATATTAATATAGATGAGATTGATGTAAAAATGACTGATGAGATGAAAGATAATAATAGAGCAGAAGTTTCAGTACAATTTACAGTAGGTAATCAAATAGATTTACAAGAAATAACATTTACAGTTAGGGGATAAATAAGATATGGCATTAAATAGTGTAACAAGAAAAAGTAATCAAGGTAGAGATATAAAATATCTTAATAAAGATTTTTCTCAATTCAGAGAAAATCTAATTGAGTATGCAAAAACATATTTCCCTAAAACATATACTGATTTTAATGAATCTTCTCCTGGTATGATGTTCATTGAGATGGCATCTTATGTTGGAGATGTTTTATCTTATTATGTAGATGATTCGTTAAAAGAATCATTTATGTTATATGCTGAAGATAAGAAAAATGTATTAGCATTATCAGAATATTTAGGATATAAACCAAAAGTAACTTCACCTGCAATCACTAAATTAGCAGTTTATCAATTAGTACCAAAAATTGGTAATGGAGATACAATAAGACCTGATTCAAAATACTACTTAAGAATTAAAGAAGGAATGGTAGTAGAAAGCACTGAAGGAACATCATTCAGAACTACTGAGTTAGTAGATTTCAATGTAGAAGATGATAGAGAAATAACAGTATATGAAACTGATGGTTTAAATCAACCAACAAAATATCTTGTAAAGAAATTCGTAAATGTAATATCAGCTGAATTAAGAACAGTAGAAATATCATTTGGAACACCACAACAGTTTTCAAAAATAGATTTAGCAGAAGATAACATAATTGATATTTACGATGTAAGAGATTCAAATGGTAACAGATGGTACAAAGTTCCTTATCTTGCACAAGAAATGGTTTATGTTGATTATGCAACATCAGAACAAACTGATAAAGATTTATTACAATTTAAAGATTCAGTTCCTAATATTCTCAAAGTAATTAAAACTTCAAGAAGATTTACTACAAGAATAAATGAAGATAATACAACAACTGTTGTATTTGGTGGAGGAAGTCAAACCAATGATGAAACATTAATTCCTAATTTTAAAAATGTAGGATTAGGATTAAACAACTCAATAGATAGATTGGGTGCATCATTTGACCCATCTAATTTCTTAAAAACAAAATCATATGGACAAGCACCATCTAACACAACACTAACAGTAAGTTACTTAGTAGGTGGGGGTGTCACATCAAATGTTCAATCAGGAACTATTACTAGAATAGATAATATAGAGTTTGATGAAGATACATCATTCTTTACAACTGCTGAACAATCAGCATATAGAGAAGTTCAAAATTCAGTAGCGTGTGATAACGAAGAACCAGCAACTGGTGGTAAAGGTGCAGATACGATTGAAGAGATTAGAGAAAATTCATTAGCAAACTTCGGTTCTCAGAATAGAGCGGTAACAAGAAAAGATTATCAAGTAAGAGCATTATCATTACCTCCTAAATTTGGTGGAGTTGCAAAAGCATATTGTGCACCAGATGGTGAGTTAGATAACAATTCACCTGCTTCTATTTTATCAAGTGAAGATTCTTTAGAAGAATTTACAAGTTTAGTTCAAAGTTTAAGAGATAAAGATTTAACAGAACAAGCAGTTAAAAATGAAGTAACTAAGTTTCTTGCAAACAAAAAATCTGCAGTTAGTGAAAAGAATAATCCATTTGCAATTAATTTATATATACTTGGATATAATTCAAATAAAAACTTAACTACACTAAACAGAGCAGTAAAAGAAAATCTAAAAACATATTTAAGTGAATATAGATTACTTACAGATGGTATTAATATTATAAATGGATTTATTATAAATGTTGGAGTTGATTTTGAGATAAGAATATATGGAGGATATAATAAAAGACAAGTATTAACACGAGTAACATCAGAACTTAAAAATTATTTTAACACAGATAATTGGACATTTAATATGCCAATTAATATTTCTGAAGTTGAATTATTAATCGCAGGTGTTGAGGGAGTTCAATCAGTACCAAAATGTGAAATCATTAACAAATGTTTAGGAAACTATTCTTCAAACTCATATAATATAAGTGAAGCAACTAAAGGTAAAATGGTTTATCCATCTTTAGACCCTTCAATATTTGAAGTTAAGTTTCCTAATAAAGATATAAGAGGGAGAGTAGTATAATGTATTATTTCGTAACCGCATCAAAGGATGCAAGTATATATTTACAACAACCAAAACAAAATACTGGTTTTGATGAGATACTCGAGGTATCTAAAGTTTACTATGGTAATCTTAAAGATGTTGCTCGTTCATTAATCAAGTTTGAAACAACACCACTTTCACAATCTATTGCTAGTGGAGAAGTTACAATGAGTTTGGCAGAAATGATTATTACACAATGTGATGTAAATGAAATTGGAACTGATTATACAATATATGCATATCCAGTTTCTCAATCGTGGGATATGGGAATCGGTACAAGATTCGATGATATATCAACAGATGGGTGTACTTGGGAAACAAGAAAAACTTCAGTTAGTTGGTTAAATGGTTCGGCATCTTTAGAAAGTTCTGGTTCATTTAATGGTAAAGGAGGAATGTGGTTTACTGGTTCATTTGCATCTCAATCATATAGTTATGAAACTGCTGATATTGAAATGGATGTAACAGTACCCTTTAATAATTGGATTAATGGTACACTTGGAAACGAAGGATTCATACTAAAACACGATTCATCATTAGAAAATGATACAGTAGATTATGGTCAACTAAAATTCTTTAGTAAAGAAACAAATACTATCTATCAACCAAAGGTAAGAATAGGTTGGGATGATTCTGTTTTTAATACAGGTTCTCTAACTGCACTTACATCGGATGATATTCATGTAACATTCAAAAGATTAAAAACTAGATATAAAAGAGGAAGTAGTCCTGAAATTAGAGTTTTTGGAAGAGAAAAATATCCTCTTAAAACATATAGCAACACTTATGCATATACTGATTTATATTATTTGCCATCTACAACATATTATCAAATTAAAGATATAATTACACACGAAGTAGTAGTTCCATTTAGTGATTACACAAAAGTTAGTTGTGATTCAAATGGTAATTATTTTAAATTAAATCTAAAAAATTGGGAAATCAATAGAGATTATTATATTGAAATAAAAATAGATAGGGATGGTGTGATTGAATATTTTGAAGATAGAGATTTAACTTTTACTGTGGAATTATAAAATGGCGTTATCAGATAGATTTAGAATAAACGAACTTACACAAAAAGGTTCAAAGGCAATTAGAAGAGATTCTAAGGGTAATATTCTTGTGTCTAAAACTGATAAGAAAGAAGTAAAACCTAAAAAGAAAAAAGAAGAACCATTTGGTTCTAAGCCAATAAAAGGAAAACAAATATCTCCAAGATTTAAATCTGATTTAAATGAAGTAGAAGAACCTTTCGTACAAGAACAAACATCTTTTGATGGAGAAACATCAGGATACATTGAAAAACCAAAGTATAACGAAGAAGAATTACAAAAGGCTATTGATGTTAAGGTTGATGAACTAATCAGAAAAGAAAAACTTAAAAAAGGTAAGTATGTAAAGGAAAAAACCTTTGATGACCTTCGAAAAGAGTTTGATTTAAAAGTTGATGAACTAGAAGATTTAAGAGAAAGATTAAATAATGCACTATCACAAATTAGTGGATTAGAATCTAGAAACTTATCATTACAACAACAACTAGATGCTAGTTTACAACAGAAAGCAGTTGCAGATAATCAAAATGCAATTTTGAGTGATAGATATGGAGCATTATTAGCAGATTTTCAAAACTCTATTATAAAAGGTACAAAGGAAGCAATTGAAAGAGTTTCACTTACTGCACAAGTAAGAGGTTTACAAGCACAAAAAGTAAGTTTAATTGAACAAATAAAATTAAAAGATAGAATCGAAGAACAAGAAGAAGCACAACAAGAAACTGCAGCAATACTTGCAAGTTTAAGTGGTCCTACAAATTCATTTGAACAAAAAGGAGATTATGCTTGGAAGATACCAGAAGACCAAATAGAAGACCAAAACGAATTAGATGGAGGACATACATTTTACTTTAGGTCAAATAGAAAAAGTTCTGGTTGGTCAAATGGAACAACACTTGAACTATATAACTTTAATGAAGAAAAAGAAGTATCATATTCTATTGATGTAAGTGTTGGACAAACAGGTGGACATGGTTCTACATGGTTTGCACTTTCTCCTGCTTCTGGAACTATACCAGCAAGAAGTGGTAGTACACCAGGTAAAGTTATTTTAAATGCTTCTAAAACTAGAGCAGTAAATTCTCCAAAGGGAAGAAGAAAAGTATTTGATGATAAAATTGCTTTAACAATAGATGATACATCATTTGATATGAGTGCAAGATTTTATAGAAAATTAAGAAAAGGTGGAAGCGGAAACTAATAATGGCTGAACAATATTTTAAAGAAATAGTAGATAGAAAAGGATACAAGGTAGAATCCGAAGATAGGGCGGTATTTGAAAAAGAAATATCTAAATCCAACTTTGGTCTAGGTTGTGCTGATATGATTGAATTTATTTTATATGATTCAACTAACAACCAATTACCACAAGGAGATTCTGGTGAGTTAGTTAGATATGTCTTTATTGATGATGCTAATGTTAATGATTATTTTATAATTTCAAAAAATAATAAAACAAAAAAGTTAAATGATACAATTGAGTTTATTGTTGACTTAGAAAAACTAATAACAGAAGCAGGATATGCTAATGGAATATTTAGAACTCAAGTAACTCTACTAAACAGAAGAACAGGTATTGAAAACATAGAAGGTAATAACTTATGGGTACATGAGATTTCACCATCAAGAACAGAAATAAGATTATTACCAAATAGAGCAAAGAGTAAAAATAAAGATTTAGAAAGAAGATACTCTATGTTTACAGATGAGAAAAACTTTAGAGATGATACAATATATTATGTAAATGTTTTTATTGAAAATATTAATTTACAAAAAGTATTAGAAGATTTCTTTTTAATAAAAGGTAAAGAAGAAGATGGTGTAAGATATGCTAAATTAATTTTAAAAGAATTTAAATTAGATAGTTTTGAATTACTCTTACAAAGAGTTAAAACAAAGTTTATAGAATCAATGCAATATTATTCTCAAAAAAGAATTTGGGATATTAATGATAATAGATATGGAAAAGCAATTGGACCAGATTATGATTGTGTAGAGTTAACTATTTCTGATATAGAAAATGCATCTTTCGAATCACTAATAAGATGTATTGATTTTTATTTACCAAAAAGAGATATTAAAACAAAAAGTGTTTTAACTAAAGAAGAACAAATAACATTAGATAGGGTAAAGCAAATTTTAAAATCAAGTACTTCTAATGCAGTTTATGAATCAACAGAACCAGATTCTGCAGAAGTAAGAGGATGTACAGACCCTAATTCATTGAATTACAATAAGTATGCAACAGTAGATGATGGTAGTTGTATGTATCCAGTTGTTGATGTAGAGATACAAGGTTGTACAGACCCTAATGCATTAAACTACAATCCTAATGCAACATTAGATGATGGTAGTTGTACATTTAAATCAAATACAGAAACTAAAAATTACTATATCCATTCTGATAAAGGTAGTATAAAATACAAAACAGCAAATGATAAAAGTGAAATAAAGAACGGAGTAATGTATGATTCATTCAGTTGTACACATCTCGTAGGTTCTGTTACATTCGGCGGAGATGTTAGAGAATATCCAAAAATAAAATTAACAAATACAAGTTCAATGTATAGGTTACGAAATACACGAGGTAATGGAATTGATGCAATTGGATTTAATGATATTAATGTTGACTATAATTTTAGAAATAACCAAGCAGCACCTATATCATTATCATACAAAGATTCAAGTGGAGCAACACAAAAAACAAGTTACTTATCAGCAGGAGAAGAAACAACTATATGTGCACAAGATGGTAGTATAGATGGGTTTCCAGGTATATCGGTTACACGAATAAGCAATTGTACAGATGGAATAATACCACCACCAGATATTGTAGATACTTTTAATGAGATACCTAACTTTGAAGAGGTAACCGTTTTTGGTAATGACCCATTTGGTAATGTAACATCAGACAATATAATAATTGATTCAACTAATTATAGATAATGGCACTAGGAGATAAACTAAATAAAAAAGTAAGAGGACTATCTACTGATAGGGCATATACTGATACTGTCATTAAAAATAATGGTGCAGTAATTGTAAGTGGAGGAACTCCTAGTGATAATGCACTAATTAACTCTGGTGAAGCGATAGGTGCTGTAACTACTACAAGTAGTGGAGAACGAGTTGCTCAAGTTGGACCAAATACTAATCAAACAGGTTTTTTAGATAGCAATGGAAACATGACTACTAATATAGAATTAGTAGACCAGAAACCAATAATTACTCAGGAGTTAGTTACATATAACACACCAACTAATACTATTCAGGTTAATATTAAATCAACACCAATTGGAGGAAGTGTTATTGTAGATGGAAATGATACAAAACAGACAACTAACAATCCTATAATTTTTGGTGGAAAAGAATTACTTACACCTAAAATAATTGAAGTACAAAAGGGTAATAGAAAATCAATTGATAAATACAAAATATATACGGTAAAACAAAACATTGTAAAAAATGTTAAACCATTGCTTCCATTCGATGATATTATTGATAAAACTAGATTACCAATAGACCCCTATTTACAAACATTTGATATTAATGGAGCTGGACAAGATAACTATTTAGGATTTTCAAGACCAGAACCTAGTAAAGTACGAGTTAGACCTTTTGCAGTTGGTAAAGTTGGGTTTTCATATTATCAATTAAGAGTTGAAAAAAATGGAAAAGAAATAAACATTAATAATCAAATTAACGATATAACTAGTACTATAAATAAAGGATTTTCAGTAGATTTAAACTTTAAACTAAAAGATGAAATTATAATAGACCCACCAAAACCAAAAGTATATTCAATAGAAATTGAATCTAATATGGTTGATGGTGATATTAAATATATTACATCTTGGGGAGAAGAAGGACTATTAGAAGATGAAGGTTTAATAACTTTAAGTAATAAACCTAATGTTTCTAAAGAACAATGTTATGTTGATTTTAAACCAAATAACATAAGTAATTTAACTCATACAGTAAATTATGATATTCAAACTCCAACAACTAAATCAATTAATACAATCAAAGCTCTTGAAACAAGAGTAGTATTATCACCTGGTAACACTAAAGTAGTTGTTGATTCAGTTAAGATACCAAAAGAAGAAATAAATAAACCTACTTTAAATGTTTCAATAGATAATTTAAAACTTAATATATTATCTGAAGAAGATACAAAAATTGTTTATAATACACAAAATACAGATGAAGTTGTTTATACATTAGGAAAAACATCTAGAACATTAAAACCAAATGGAACTATTATTTTAAATAAAAATGATTTCTATAATGGTATTGGTAATTACACAATTTATTTACAACCAAATTCTTCTAAGGCAGGTAGTGGAGATGTAAAAAGGATTAATGTAAATGTAGTAAGTAGAGAATACCTACCTGGTCCAGATATTACTCATATAAACTATCCACAAAACATTGTTGGTGCAGATTTCAAAGGATTCGATGTACCATTTGATGTAAGTTGGCAATCTATAAACACTAATTTTGTTTACGTTTATGCAGGAAAATATTCCAAAGATACTAGGTCTAATTTCTTAGGACAGTTTGAACCAAATGGTAAAGCTAAATTCAAAGTATCGGATGTTTTAAAAGCAAGTGGAATAAACATTACAGAAAATTCAGATGTAGTACAATTCTCTTTAAACTTAGTTCCTTTTAATACCGAAGGTAACGAAAGAACAGAAGGTAAGATTGAAAAAATAAATATTACTTTTGATAAAGGAGATTTAACATTACGAAGAGAAAGTGTAATTAATGATATCAAAGAAAGTTTTAGAAAACAATTTGATAAAAAAACATTTGAAGATGTATCTCCATTCCTTACACATTATTTGCATTTAGGTGGTGGTAATAATAAACTAATTGCGACTTGGGATATTGATAAAAATACATTATCTACATTTAAGTTTGATGAAGATACAAACGAAAATAAAAAGATAGAAGAAGTAAAGGCATTAGTTTTAAAACTATATGAACCATTACCACAAGATATAAATTTAAATCACAAAACTTGGATATCTAAAATACAATCAATTCCTATAATTGATACAATCACACTTATAGATGGTGAAACTGCAGAATGTACACCATTGACACCAAACTTTAACTTGGAAGTTGGTGATGATATAGGATACCAAATCCTTGATGATTTAATAGCAAGTGGTTCAACAACTTCAACAGATATTGTTAATGAGTTTATTTCCTCAAGTGAGTTTGATTTATCTAATCTTGATATTTCATATGTAACAGGTTCTACAACCGTAGTAGAAACAGATAATGGTAAAGTAAAACAAGATACAGGAGCATATGATTACAATTGGGCAGGATTTGTAAAATATTCATCTGCAGAAGAAAGAAGTGCAAACTTTTTATATAAAGTTCAATTAATAGAATCTTATGAAAATAAAATTCTTAGTTTAGATTCTGGTTCAGCAACAACAAGTTCTGTTGCAATTCAAAACGAAAGAGAAAGAACAGTAACTAAAATAAATGATGTTAAAAAAGGATTTGATTCATTTGAGAAGTTCCTATATACGAGTTCATCAAATGATAGCGGAGCTTCGCCATATCCAAAAGTAAATAATACAGGAAGTTTATTTATATCTAGTGATTCAACTGTAACATCTTGGTATAGTGGTTTACAGTCATCTGCAAGAACTTATGATTATGATAATAAATCAAGATTTGTAAATAACTTACCACAACATATACAAGATGATTTCAAAGGAGAAGAGTTTATATTATTCTTTGATATGGTTGGGCAGCACTTTGATAATATATGGGCTCATATAGAAGGTATTTCAAAAAATAAGAAAACCGAAAATAAATACGATGTAGGTATTGTAAATGATTTAGTTTATCATATGTTAGAATCTCTTGGTTGGGATGCTGATATGGGAGTTAAATCTCAACTTCTTTGGGAATATGCATTTGGTAAACACTCAGATGGTACGGTTGTAGCGGAAATGAGTGGTAAGGATAGACAATCTGAAATATGGAGAAGAATATTAAATAACTTACCATATCTTAATAAACATAAAGGTACAAAAAGAGCTCTTCATGCTGCTTTAAGTATATATGGTATTCCACAATCACTTTTAACTGTGATGGAGTTTGGTGGACCAAAAGACCCAAATAAAGAAGGAACTACTAAGTTTACATTTGAAGATAGAACTGCGGCTATTAGTTTAGTTAGTGGAAGTTTCATCTCAATCCCTTGGAAAAAATATAATAGTAGTTTCTCTAATGAGTATCCTAACTCAGTTGAACTTACAGTAAATACAAATCAAAAACAAGACCAACAAATAATATCTGCAAGTAACTGGTCAGTAGATATTATAAACACTGGTACAGGTTCATTAGGAAAAATACAACTTACAGTAGGACCAGAATCTGCATCTACAAATCCAATGCCTATATTCAATGATGAATATACTCAGATAGTTGTAAATAGAGTTAGTGGAAGTACTTCCGATGACTTTGAAATTTTTGCAAAAGAAGCAGTTCAAGGAAGAATAAGAAATCAAGTAAGTGCTTCATTACCAACAACAACTAAATCATGGACAAGTGGTAGTGAGTTTTATGTAGGACAAACACTAACAGGTTCGGTAGATGAAATTAGATTATGGAGAACTGCATTAGATGAGAACAAAATTGATAATCATACTTTATTACCTGATGCAATAGATGGTAATCATATATCTGCTTCAACTACTGATTTAATATTTAGAAATGATTTTGAATATCCAAAGAATAGAGGAGCTGATGATGAAATTAAAAATGTTGCATTAACAACTTCATATGCAACTTTTTCAACTGCATCAAACTTTGAGAACATACCAGAATATCCATATAACTATATACCATATGATAGAGATGTAACCGCAGATGTACCTGCAAGTGGATTCAATGTTGGTAATAAAATTAGATTTGAAACTCAAACAGTAATATCAGATTTAACTTACAGAAGTAGAGCAACTAAAAAATCATTTGATAATGCACCGATTGATTCAAATAGGTTAGGATTATTTTTCTCACCAATTAAAGAAATCAATATGGATATAGTAAAATCACTTGGTGCATTTGATATAGGAAATTATATTGGTAATCCTGCAGATGATTTTTCTCCTGAATATGGTGAATTAAAAACATTAAGAAATTATTACTTTGATAGATATTCATTAAATATAAATGAGTATATTCAATTAGTTAGATATATAGATAAATCATTATTTGATGTATTAGAATCATTATCACCAGCAAGAGCTAAAGTATCTAGTGGTTTATTAATAGAACCTCATATTCTTGAAAGAAGTAAGATTGAACAAAGACCAGTTAGTGCATCAATCCCTAAATCTTCAACTTTAGAATCTAAAATAGAGATTCAACAAGATATTGTAGTTAATTTTTCGAATAAAGGAATCGAAGGATTTGTAACTGCATCTCAAGAGATTAGTTTAGCGGGTACAAAAGATAATTATGTAACAATAGTAACTGCATCTGATAATCATGTTTTAAGTGGAGATAAAATTGACTATCTAGCAATAATTACTCAATCTGATAATGTTGTAACAACAGGAGAAATTACAACAAACTCTGGTTCTAACATGGGAGGTATAAGCATTACTATTGATGCATCATTTACAGGTTCAGCACAAGGTGAGTTTGATTCAACTGCGTATCAACAAATAGGAATGGGACCAGAATCACTAACACAAGCTGGTTTTGGGTTGTATGGTATAAATGGTACTGCTATAAGAACAAGATTAGATAAAAACAATAATTTTGTAAAAGAAAGAGTTAAGGTATATTTATTAAAAGAACAGTTTACTCAAGATGTACCACAAAATATTGATGCAAATGATTCATCATTAGGTAAAGAATTCGTTTCAACAACAAAACACAGATTCAAAGTAAATATTTTACCATTTACTGGTTCTGATGGAAATGAAACAAGTTCATCTGTTGCAGGTAATATCGTAGAGGTTACTGCACTAGATGGTTATTTCCCAACACATTATGTAAATGTTGGTGATTTAACAAGTGGAATGGAGAATTCGTTCTTCAAAGGTTCAAAACAAACAAGTACTACTACATTAGATGGTGGTTCACCTGTTCAAACGTTTACTACTAATCCAAATACTCTAAGAGTTTCGGATGCAGGTAGAGGTAGTGGAGAACCAATTTTAGAAGTAGATTAAGAAAAAACACTATAATATATTAATTTTATAAAATACTTATATTTATATATTGAATAACAACAAGGAAAGAAACTATGGCTTATTTAAATAACACAGAAATTACAGTAGATGCTATCTTGACCAAAAAAGGCAGAGAGAAGTTAGCATCTGGTGAAGGTTTAAACATTTCAAAATTCGCATTAGGCGATGATGAGGTAGATTACACACTTTACGAACCAGCACATCCAAAGGGAAGTGCATTTTATGATGCGGCAATTAAAGCAATTCCAATTACGGAAGCATCTCCAGATGAAACACAAGTATTAAAATATAAATTGGTAACATTACCAAAAGGAACTACTAAAATTCCAAAAGTAGAATTTGGTATTCCATCAATAGCTGTTAATCAGAACTCAGGTCAAGTTCAACTTTCCCCTACGACTTCACCAAGTGGTAATACACAAAGTGGATATACTGTTATTCTTTCCAACAAAAACGCAGGTTCAATAGTTGGAAGTGGATTATCAGCTGGAGCAAGTTCAACTCCATCATTCTTGGGTGATGAAATAACTGCAACTGCTGCAATTGAAACTGGATTAGAATTTACATTTATTCCAAATCCAAATATAACTGCAACTATTCAAACAACGATTACAGTATATGGTAACGAGACCGGTGGTTCACAAACCGTTCCTGTAACTGTTACTTATGTACAACCAAGTTAATAAAAAGGAAAAAAGAAAATGGCAAATATAACAGGACAAGCAGGAGTAAATTTAACATCAGAGTTAGCATCTTACTTAGATGCAAACCAAGGTAACCTAACTTCTGAACAATTATCACAGATAATAAATCAGTATTTAACTGGTGGTGATAAATTAGGTGCAAGTGGTGGACAAATATCTACTGGTATTTACAAAAGATTTGGTGAGTTTGACCAAGTGACTGGTAAAGTTGAAGTAGTTACAACTGGTTTGTGGAGTGGTGATACAGGAAGTTTAACTACATTCTTTACATCATCTGCTCAATCAGCTGCAAGTAAAAACTATTACTATGATGTATATCAAACTGCAGACTTATCCTCAGTACAATTTGCATTAGCATATGGACACAAATTTGGTAGTGGTTCAGTATCACTAGATAATGATGATACATCAACACTAGCAACTAAAGCAACTTATGCTCAATATAAAAACTTACTTCTAGAACAAGGTGATGATAAATTCTTATTTGCATCTTCATCAGGAGCAACATTTGCAGCAGATGATATTTACATTATAAATTTATCTCGTGCAAGGTATAAAGAAAAAATGGATGCTGGAAACTGGTCATTAAAGATTAGTGGTTCAAAATCAGAAGCAGTATTGATTGATGATAGTGGAAAGAAATTTTCAGATACAGTTGGAAAAGCTGGTAGAGTATTCGATGTAGTAAGTGGTTCATTAAACTTAGGAACAGAAGCAGAAGCAACAATCGGTGGAAGATATGATTTAAATGGTAGAGGATTTGGTAAATTCTTTCCTGACCAAGGTATTATAGTTCTTAATCCATTAGCGTTATCCGAACAATTTGGTTTAACAACGACAGGTGGTGATTTAAGTGGTTCTAATTCAATTTTAGTTGAAGGACAAAATCACAAACACTTATGGAATGGTATTGCAGGTGGTGGAGATTTCCAAGCAAGAAGAACAGAGAATGTTTCTACATCTCATTACTTCGTAAGAGCTACTAACAGAGAATTTAACTTCTCTAACAATCCAACTTACACGACTGGTTCAGATGGTTCATTCGCAGAATCATCGTTTGAAAGAGACCCTAAATCATTTATAACAACAATTGGATTATTTAGTGATTCAAATGAAATGATTGCGGTGGCTAAAACATCACAACCAATTCCTAAATCATTTGATAAAGAAGTATTAATCAAAGTAAAACTTGATTTCTAAAAATTAAAATAAACACGAATTTTACGGTTGCAAACGTAACGTTCACAAGAATAACCCCACCACGAGTGGGGTTTTTTGTTTTATTATATTTATATAGAGGAATTATACTATGTTAAAAACAATTCAAAAATCAAACATCTCTAGAAGAAGCTTTAAGGTATTTAAAGATTTCTCAATTACGAGTGGAAATGATGCAGAAGATATTAATGTAATATCAGCTTCATTAGCATCAGTTTTATTTGATTCTGGTTCTTCTGCATTTATATCATCATCAAATCAACCACAGTTATTTACTGAACCTCTTTACGATTCAATAAAAAGTAAATATTATATTAATGATGGTAATCCAATAACTCTTTTTGGAAAAGCAGGAGATATAGGTAATATAAAAAGTGAAAGAAGTATTACAGATACAATTTATATTTTAAAAATTCCACAACTAAAATATGGTGAAGAAATTAAACCCGGTTCTGTAACAGTAGTTGATAATACAAATAGTACAACCTATACAGATAGTGGAGATGGTGGTATGCGTTCAGGTAATTCAACTTACACTCTTTTATCTATAAACTTTACTTCAGGTGATGTATCACTACAAGATAGAGATTTAGAAATATTTAATGGAACAATAACAAATTTTAATGCACAAACTGGTTTAGCTAGTATGACATTTCAAGGTCTTACTAATTCAGTTGCTATTGTAAAAATAGATTTACCAAACTCAACTCTTGAAACATCAGTTAAATTAGATACTCTTTTTCCTGGTGTAGATATAGATGAAGCATTGACTGGAAATATATTTTATTCCGATGGATTAATAGTATTTACTGGTGTAGCTGATTTTCATGAATATACTTTAACATACAAATCAACAAAAACAATTTACGAAACTGAAGTATTCATAAATGCAAAAGCAGGAGAATTTAATTATTCACAAAACCCATCAGCAGTAGAAGTTCAAGTTAGTGGTTCTTATGATTTTGAAACAACTTCTATATTTAACGATGAACCTAGTGGAACTAAAAAAATTACAGTAATAGATGATATTAAAAGAATACCTGCAATATCAGGTTCATTCAATTCTTCAATAAGTGGTTCTTGGGATGATTATGAAACATCTGCTTCAATAGACCCAACAGGTTCTTACTTAACTCCATATATAACAACTATTGGGTTATATGATAAGAGTGGAGAAATGATTGCAGTTGCAAAATTACCTAAACCAATAAAGAATTTACCTGATTACGATGTAAACTTTATTATTCGTTTAGACACTTAATCTATATTTATATAATACAAAGGAGATACTAACTATGGCATCAATTAAAGACTTATACGACAAATCAGAATTTGCAAAACTTGCAGATAACAACAAGGATAAAACTCCTATATCTGCAGATAACCAAAATAAACTGCATAAAGATAATAAAGCACTTGCAAACGCAAGAGGTGGAAAGTTAAATCAGAATAAATATTCTGATAATGTAACTTATTAATTTTTCAATTTGAGTTTATTAATCAATCGTACCCATAAATGGGTATATGTTCATATACCAAAAACAGGAGGTTCATCTATTTCTCACATACTTAATACAGTAGAGGGAACTGAATCAATATCAACACATGGACCTATAATACAAGTAAAGGATAATATTTCTGATTATTTTAAATTCACAATAGTAAGAAATCCATATACAAGATTTCTATCAGAATATTTTCATCAAAAAAGAAATAAGTTGACAAACCAAAATTTTGAATACTATATTAGAAAAGTAGATACAAAAGATTTACACTTAATCCCACAAAGTTACTATGTTAACACGAAGTTGGATAAAACAAAAGAATTAACTTACATTGGAAAGTATGAAAAATATGTTGATGAAGTTAATTTATTATTTAATAAAATAAATATTAATAAATCTATCCCACATCGAAATAGAAATCCAATCTATGATAAGCATCCAAATTTAAAACAAGAAGATTATTATAAATCTTTTTATACTGAAACATGGATGAAAGATTGGATTAGAGAGAGATACAGAGATGATTTCAAGATTTTTAACTATGAGTTGGACTTTTAACGGAAGATGTATAACAGAATTATCAGATATGCCCGAGGGGAGTATCGGATTTATATATAAAATTACAAATGGACTAACAGGTCAATATTATATAGGGAAGAAATCCTTATATTCATATAGAACTTTACCACCACTAAAAGGTTACAAAAGAAAACGAAAAGTGGTAAAAGAATCTAAGTGGCAAGATTATCGTTCATCTAACCCATCAGTACAATTATGGTTTAAAGAAAACGAATTTGCTCTACTAGAAGATAGAAGAAGTGATATAAATGATACTTTAAACCTACAAATACTAAAATTTTGTAGTTCTAAGAAAGCATTAACATATTATGAGTTACAAGAACAATTTTCACATAATGTACTTGCTGATGATAAATCACTAAATGATAACCTTTTAGGAAAGTTTTTTAGAAAAGACTTGGATAATTAAAATATTTTTCGTATATTTGTATTGTTAAAAGTGTAATTATGCTCTCACATCACGAGAAACAAGAAGTTATTAATATATTAAATGATGTTTT